AGGAGCACTGCGTGATATAGCGCACTTTTTATTACCAATCTTGGATCTGGATTACGCGACGCCAGCGACGGCCAACGGGTACTCCCTTGGAGGGAAGGAAGTCCCATGGGACGGAGTGGCCCCGTTGCCAGCTGGTGCACAGCCGGTGATCATTGGATATCGATCAATGCAGAAATGGTTTACGACGTTGGGTAGACTCATGACCCTGTATCAAGCATACAGGATCCTGAGCCCACTCATCGCCAAGCTGTTCAGTTGTGTGTTGCCAAAGCGAACACCAGCTAGCACCGAGTCTGGAGTAGTCGACAGCCACCACGCCAATCTTCCACTAGGGAAATTGGTCAAACATCGCCATCTGTGTGTGGTATGTACCAGAGAGTACTCACACGAACACGTGATTGTGCACCCGACGGAACAGAGAGAGCGTGGCTACGACGTTTGCCCAGCGTGCAGGAGTTTGGTAGGTCAGCGAGAATCTGTTGTACAAGAAATAGTCGGAACAAAAACGAGACCATTCACCGGTCAATCGGAGGAGTTCCTAAAGGATGTTAACCGACGGATGGAGGAACATGTAGAAGAGGTAGCGATCTCGAGGACTAGGAACACGGTACCACCCACGTTTGCACGGCCTGGATATTTCAACAAGGTAAGAGGAACCATGGTTCCTGTAGAGGAGCTAGAAGCATATGATTGTGGTGCGACGCCAAAGCCAGCACCTACCAGGGTGGAGGCTTACGATGATGGTAGAACTCTGAAACCGCAACCCCGACAAGTGCAGAAATACGATGACGGGATGACACCAAAACCCGCTGCTCGTTTTGTGCAGAGTGCAGTAACGAGACCACACTCCGTTGCAGTGATGATGATCAAAAACCAGCTTGTTAATTCCAAGCGGTACACAGAGATGGATGATGATCTGCGACAGGAGTATGATAGGGTATTGACCACCGCACACGTTGAAAACCTCCGAATTGTAAGGAAGATGGTGTATGATGTGGCCTATAAATACCGATTAAATCTACCAGATTTGGATTTGCACGCAGTTCAGTCACACGACATGAGCAAGTTCGATGAGGTAGAGATAATTGGGTTTACGGGAAAACATCACATAAACGAACACAACGAGGAGTTTTTCGCGTCCGTGGCAGCCGAACTAGGAATGGACCTGAGCGAGGTCGTCACAAAATTGTGGCAGAAGGCATGTCAACACCACGAGGACCAGCAACCAGTTACCGACACAAAGAGCGCAACAGCGTTGCAGAAGCTGGTTTGTGAAGTTATCGCCGCGCATTGCGTACAGCAGGGGGTTGAGATACCCCCATGGGAGACAGCCGCAGAAGTGGTTCTGCGTGACGAAAACATGAAGAAAATGCGTGATGAGGAAGTGGTTTATCTTAGAACACTATTGAGGAATGAGACCGTCTCACTGGAAGGCATTGTTGATCATAACGCGCGTTTGCTCACTTTGAGCTTGGACAAAAACCAGTATACTTTGTTTGCTGGATTTGAACAAGATCAAAATGAGCTAACGCGCGTTCAGAGTATTGTCTTCCTGCGAGGGAAGACAGCACTCATCAATGCCCATAGCTTAGCACTCATTGCTGACGCAACGTGGTTTAGAATTATCAACCCGATAGGGCGAACGTACACGTTCCCGGCAAAAGAGTGTGAGTTAAGGGCTTTCAACACGAAGCGTTGTGATGATATTGGAATCATTGTGTTCCCGCGCCAGTGTCCAGACCATCCGGACATTACCCAACACTTTATCAAAAGTGACCAGGTGGGGCGTTTTACTTCTGTGTCGGCAACTCTACTGACACATCAGTACACGCCCCCGGGATTGATCATGGCTGTTCGTCATGTTGTGGTTGCCAAGTTGGAAACGGATAGGAGCTACCTCACCACGGATGGTGCAGGTACACATGCAAAAACCTTGGCTCAATGCTACACGTATGGCGCGGTTACAGTCCCTGGTGATTGTGGATCGCTGTTGGTGGCAACCAACACGGCCGTGCCAAACAAAATCTTAGGTTTCCATTGCTGGGGCTACAGTGATGGACGTGGAGGAGCATTTGTCATCACTAAGGACGAGATTGACAAGATTCTGGCGTGTGTGCCAGC